AAAAAAGCATTAGTAAGTACAATAGAGCCTAGAGGAAAAGATAACTCTGGCTATCGAGTATTAGAGGTCGTAGATGCAGCTAATACTTTTGAAACACATCCAAATCTACAATGGCATGACTGTGCTGACACAGTTGAAATGGATAAGTACTGGTATAATCCAGCGTCATCATCATTCAAGAAACTACCTGCAGCAGTAGATCAGTCTACAGCTGGTGAGTTAGCTGTTGATGCTGAAGGTAATCCAACAGAAGCATACGAATGGAATTGGGATACAGAAACTTGGTCTAAAGTACAAGTATAAATAAATAAATAAATAATTAGAAAGGATAATCGTGACCAACGATTTTGATAAAAATGGATATCTCCATTTAAAAGGTTTTTTAGATTTAGATAATTGTAAAGAACTTACTCAAGAGTTAAACAATTATATAGAACAAAATAAAACAACAAAAGATCCTCAGTGTCCTTTATCAGAAGCTGTGCATGGTACAGTTACATTTGATCAGTTACTTGTAGATTTATTACCTTACTTTGAAAAAGCTTGTGGTAAAAGATTATATCCTACTTATTCTTATGCTAGATTATATAAACCTGGTGAAGAACTAAAGAAGCATACTGACAGACCTGCTTGTGAAATATCAGCAACAGTTACTTTAGGATTTGAAGGTAATGTATGGTCTATTTATATGGCAGGTAATAAAGTAGATATGCAAGTAGGTGATGCTGTTCTTTATCGTGGTATGGAAGTAGAACATTGGCGAGAAAAATATACTGAAGGTCAATGGCAAGCTCAGGTATTCTTACATTATGTAGATGCTGATGGTCCTCATGCAAATCAGAAATATGATGGAAGATCATCATTAGGAATTTCTAAAACAGAAAAACAAGACAGAGTATTAACAGACTGTGCTGTATTTGAAAATCATATCTCAGATGACTTTTGCAATAATCTAATTAAGACATATCCTCAAGATAATATTAAAAAGGAACTTCCACATATTGGTATTGGTAATATAGATAAAAGCATTCGGGATACAGAACGAGTTATACTTCCACAGAATGTAGGCATAGGTGCAACACTTACAGCAACAGGATTAAATGCTAATCATTATTGGTGGCAGTATACAATTACTCATGCAAACCAAACTGAGTTTTTAATCTACAAACCTGATGGACATTATAATCCTCATGTAGATACATTTCCTGCACACAGTAATGAAACAAGAAAGCTAACAGCATTAGCATTTCTTAATGATGACTTTGAAGGTGGTAAGTTCTTTTTAAATGCAAATGGTAACTTATACTACCCACCTCAGAAAAAAGGAACTGTGTTAGTATTTCCAAGTTATATGATCCATGGTGTCGAACCTGTTACAAAAGGTGTAAGATATAGTTGTGTAACATGGTTAGTTGGACCATATTTTAAATAAGGAAATATAATGGATCAATTTATACAAGTATATAAAAAAGCATTTAGTAATGAGTTTTGTAATCGTGTTATAGAATATTATAATGTTGCTGAACAAGGTGGAATGACACTTAATCGTCAAGAACAAGATGGTGCATCTAAAACTGAAAAACAAGATACAGCTACATTTTTACCAAACTTTTTATTACATCATACCGATAAAGAACTCATGAATGAATTTAATCGTGTGTTTTGGGGACATTGTTACAAACAATATGCAGATCAGTTTGATGTATTAAACACATTTGCTGAACATAAGTCGTACACAATGAAGATACAAAAAACACAGCCAGGTCAAGGTTATCACATTTGGCACGCTGAATCTACAAATAGAGAAACAGCAAATCGTTTACTTACATGGACTGTATATCTTAATGATGAATTTGAAGCAGGTGAAACAGAGTTTCTTTATCAACATTATAGATATAAACCACAGAAAGGTGACTGCATTATATTCCCTGCAGCTTATACACATACACACAGAGGGAATCCACCTATTGGTGGAGACAAATATATTATAACAGGATGGGTAGAATTTTAATATGACAACTCCAAAAGAAGTAGAACAAGAATTACGATCTCATGAAGAGTTATGTGCTGAACGTTATGCAACTATTCATAATAGATTAGATCGTATTGAAGGTATGTTAAATAAACTAATCTGGGGATTAGTTGCAGGCTTTATAGGTTTACTTGTAAGTACTATGACAAGTAAACTTAAAGCAGAAGAACTACCTCAAGTAATGGCTACTCCTACTGACGTTGGTTTTATTTATTTAACTGTAGATCCTTGTCCTGAACAGATGGGACCTTTTTATCAATACCTTACAGTAGCTACTGAAGAAAACCATAGACCTCATATTGGTTGTTGGAATGTAGATGGACCTTTAGTTATTGTAAGATGGTTTGAATTAGATGAACCCGTGTCTTATGATAAAGCAGAGTTTAAACCTTGGCAAGGACCTAAACCTGAACTATGATTAAGAAACTTAAAAAAATTTTTACAGGAGAGTTTATAGATGAGTTATTTAATTTTAGTGGTACTAACAATAATTCTTTGGGAGGTACTACTTCAGAAACCACTGAAAGAGTTTCTAAATCTAAACCTCGTCCCTTGGTACTTAACACAAAAAAACAAGCTGAAGAAAATAAAAGACTTTCTAAAAGAGGTCGTATTTAAATGATGTGGGGTCCTGTTATTAGTGTTGTTAGTTCTGTATTAGATAGAATTATTCCAGATAAAAATGCTAAAGAAAAAGCAGCACAAGAAATTGAAAAAGCTCTTATTGATAATGCTGCACAATTAAATTTAGCTCAAGCAGAAACTAACAAAGTTGAAGCATCACATAGATCAGTATGGGTAGCAGGTTGGAGACCATGTTTAGGTTGGGTAGCTGCTTTAGGATTTGCATGGGTATTTGTATTACAACCATTAATTATCTGGATGATTACTTTATATGGTGTAGATGTACCACTACCTGACTTTCAAACAGATGCATTACTTGAATTAACATTTGCAATGTTAGGTTTAGCAGGTTTAAGAACTTATGAAAAACAGAAAGGTATAAGTAAATAATGGCTAAGAAAAATAAAAACTGGATTCAAGAAGCAATTAAAAAGCCAGGAGCTTTACGTAAAACTTTAGGTGTTAAAGAAGGTGAAAAGATTCCTGCTAAGAAACTAGCAGAAGCTGCAAAGAAAAAAGGTAAGACTGGTCAACGTGCTAGATTAGCACAAACTTTAAGAAAGATGAAAAAGTAATGGCTAAAGATCCTAGACTAGAAAGAGCTGGAGTATCAGGATATAATAAACCTAAACGTACTCCAGGACATCCAACTAAATCTCATGTTGTTGTAGCTAAATCAGGAGATCAAGTAAAGCTTATTCGCTTTGGTCAACAAGGTAAAAAAGGTGCAGGAGCTAATCCTACTACACCTAAAGAAAAAGCTAGACAAAAATCTTTTAAAGCTAGACATGCTAAGAATATAGCTAGAGGTAAAATGTCAGCAGCCTATTGGGCAGATAAGGTTAAATGGTAATGAGTTTAGTAGAGAATATAAATAAAAGAAAAAAAGCAGGTACTAGTAGAAGTAAAAAGAAATCTACTATAAGTGCTAAAGCATATAAAGATATGCAAAACAACTGGGGTAAACCTAAAAAGAAAAAATAACATGACTCAGATTGACCAAATCAGAGAGGCAGCAGAAGCAGATCTGCTTACTTTTATACGACTAGTCGCACCTCATTTAATGTTAGGTGCAGTACATGAAGAGTTAATAGCATGGTGGTGTAAACAAGATTCTAAAGCTAACCAACTAGTATTGCTCCCTCGTGGTCATATGAAGTCAAAACTAGTAGCTTATAGAACTGCTTGGTGGATTACTAAACATCCTGAAACTACAATATTATATGTGTCAGCTACTGCTGACTTAGCAGAAAAACAATTATATGCTATTAAACAAATTATAGATAGCCCAATTTATAGAAGGTACTGGGCAGACATGATACATCCTGAAGAGGGTAAACGAGAAAAATGGGCTGTTGCAGAGATTGCAGTAGATCATCCAAGACGAAAAGAGGAAGGAGTTCGAGATGCTACTTGTAAAGCTGTTGGGCTTACTAGTAATACTACTGGCTTCCACGCTGACGTTGTTGTCCTTGACGATATCGTTGTACCAGGCAATGCTTATACTGAAGAAGGACGAGATAAGGTTGCAGCGGCATATTCACAATTGGCTTCCATTGAGAATCCTGGTGCTTATGAGTGGGTTGTTGGTACTCGTTATCATCCTAGAGATATATATGATACCATGGTAAACATGAAAGAAACTCTTTATGATGATGAAGGTGAATTAGAAAAAGAAGAAGCAGTTTATGAATTGTTTCAAAGAGTAGTAGAAACTGAAGGAGAGTTCCTTTGGGCTAAACAAAAAAGATCAGATGGTAAAGTATTTGGATTTGATGCAAGAGAACTTGCAAGAATTAAAGCTAAGTATATAGATCAAACTCAGTTCTATGCACAGTATTATAATGATCCTAATAATACAGAAACTGCTAACTTAAACTCAGAAGACTTTCAATATTATGATAGAGCAGTCTTAGTTAATAAAGAAGGTGACTGGTATATTAGAGATCGTAAGTTAAATATATATGCAGCTATTGACTTTGCTTTCTCATTACGTAAACAAGCTGACAGTACAGCTTTAGTTGTAGTAGGTGTAGATCATCAAGCTAATTATTATGTATTAGATATAGATAGATTTAAAACAGATCGTATTGTAGATTACTATGATCACATTCTTAGAGCTTGGGAAAAGTGGGGATTTAGAAAATTAAGAGCTGAGATAACTGTAGCTCAACAAACTATTGTAAGAGAGCTAAAAGAAAGTTATCTTAAACCAAATGGTATACCTCTTGTTATAGATGAGTTTAGACCTACTAGACACTTAGGAGATAAGAATCAACGTATTAATTCTGTACTAGAACCTAAGTATCATAACAAACAAATATGGCATTATAAAGGTGGTAACTGTCAACCTCTAGAAGAAGAACTTAGTATGAGACATCCACCTCATGATGATATTAAAGATGCATTGTCAAATGCTATAGCTATTTCTATAGTACCTAGACAAAGAGCAAATGGTTTTGCAGTAAGCACTAGCAATGTAATAACACACTCTCGTTTTGGTGGAGTAACTTACTAAGGAAAAAATATGGCAGGTAAAGTCGCACAGTTTGAAAAAGCAATTAATGCAGATACAATGGCAAGAAATCTTGCAGCTTTGTATAATCAATGGTGGATTCAAAGACAGAACAAAGAAGCAGAGTGGAGAGAACTACGTAACTACTTATTTGCTACTGATACATCTACTACATCTAATTCCAAGTTACCTTGGAAAAATAAAACTACCTTACCTAAGTTAACTCAGATTAGAGATAACCTTCATGCTAATTATATGGATGCATTATTTCCTAACGATGATTGGATGAAGTGGGAAGGTGCTACATTAGATGATAGTATTATTAGTAAACGTAGAGCTATTGAAGCTTATCTTAAAACTAAAATTAAAGAATCTGGTTTTAAAGAAACAGTATCTCAACTTGTAGCTGATTACATTGACTATGGTAATTGCTTTGCTGATGTTACTTACATTCATCAATCTCATATAGATCCAGTAACAGGTGAAGAAATAACTACATATAACGGTCCTAAGTTAATTCGTATTTCTCCATTTGATATTGTTATTAATCCTA